ACCCACAGGACCCGAACGTGTTTGACCGAAAGGAGTTCAAATATGGCTCCGATGCGCGGATGAACGTGGGCTTCGGCTTCTGGCAGATGATCTACGGCTCGAAGGCGACGCTCAACGAGGCCAACTTCAAGGCGGCCTACGCAGCGCTCGAAGGCATGAAGGGCGATCATGGCCGGCCGCTCGGCCTCAAGCCGACGCACCTGATCGTGCCGCCCTCGCTGCGTGCCACGGCCACCGAGCTGCTCACCAACGAGCGGCTGGCCAGCGGCGCCACCAACACGACGCGCGGCTGGGCCACGCCGTTCGTCACGCCCTGGCTGGCTTGATCCATGAACCTCGGTGTCCTCCGCATCGTCTCGGCGCGCTGCCCGTATCGGCGCGCCGGGGTGAGCTTCGAGCCAAACGGCGCGCACAGCTACGGCGTCGCGCTGGTCGAGCGTGACGGCCTGCCCGAAGACCCGTTCGAGGCGGAGAAGGTGCTGGCTGCGCTACTGAGTGATCCGCACCTCGATGTGATGATCGGCGAGACACGCGACGGGCCTTTCGTTCCGCTGACGCTGGCGGACTTCGAGCCGAAAGGCCAGCCTGAGCCGGCGCGCGGCACGATCGAGATTGTGGGTGAGCACGCCCGGATGCTGGCCGAGCAGCGCCGCGCCCAGGATGCTGGCCCGATGGGCGACGAGCCGCCCGCCACCGAAACCCCGCCCGCCACCGAAACCCCGCCTGCTCCGGCAACAACAGCCGCAGCAGGCGAGGCCGCTCCCGCTGCCGCCGCGCCGCCGCCCGTGAAGCCAAAGGCCCCCGAAACGCCAAAAGCCATCACGAAGCCGCGCGCCGGCAGCGGCAGCAAAAAATAACCACCGCACCTGCGAGTGCCAACGAAGGGTGAAGCAGACGCGTGAAGATCAAGCAGCCCTTTGAGACGCTTGCCTTGGGGCTCGGCTTTTCGGAGCCGATGGCCAGCGTTTCGGACGTCGCCGTCACCCCGCGCGGGCTGGTCGCTGCCGGTCCGGCGCTGGTGGCCGGCGCGCCGGTGGTGGACGGGCTGACAATCACGCTGCCGCTTTCTGGTGGCACCGACGGCGAACGCTATCTGATCACCGTGCAGGCCGCCGCTGCCAGCGGCGAACTGCTGGAGCGCGAGGCCGAAGTGGCCGTGGTCGATCTCAGTTGGGCGGTGCCCGAGGGCGGCACCAGCTACCTCACGGTCGCCAGTTTTGTCGAGCGCACCGGCCTCGATCTGGCGGTGCGGATTTCTGACACCGAGGGCAGCGGGGGGATCGAGGCGGCGCGGCTGGGCAAGGCGCTGGCCGATGCCTCGGCCGAGGTGGAAAGCTATCTGGCGGCGCGCTTTGCCCTGCCCATCGCGACGGTATCCCCGCTGCTTGAGGGGCTGGTTTTCGATATTGCACTCGCGCGCCTGTGGACCGGCGACGCGCCTGAAAGCGTGCGCGACCGGGCGACGGCAGCAACAGCGCGGCTGCGCGATCTGGCCAAGGGGCTGATCACGCTGCCGGGTGCGGCCGCACTCACGCCCGCCGATGCCTCGCCGGCGCCGGTGCTGACCGACGTCACCCAGGGTGCCTTTTTCAGCCGTGACCGACTCCGGAGCTTCTGATGCTGGAATTCACCTTTTCCGACGCGCTGACCCCGCGCCTGCAGGCGGCGGCAGACGCGCACCTGGACTTCACCCCGGCGCTCGCGGCGATCGCGGACGCCATGCGCACATCGACGCTGGAGAATTTTGCGCAGGAGCGCGCGCCGGATGGCACGCCCTGGCAAAAGAGCCTTCGCGCCGTGATTGAAAGCAACAAGACGCTGCATGACACCGGCAATCTGGAAAGCTCGATCGCGGCCGACAGCGATGCGACGCAGGCTGTTTTTGGTGTGAGCAGCGACAGCGGCGCGCAGATCTATGCCGCGATCCACAACAATGGCGGCACCATCCGCGCGCGGGCGGGCAGCGCCTTGAACACGCCGTTCGGCCCGCGCGCCTCGGTGCGGATGCCGCAGCGGCAGTTTCTGGGCTTTGGCCCTGATGATGTGGCGACGGTTGAAGAGCTGCTGGTGGCGCACATCGAGGCGGCTTTTGCGGGAGGCGGCGCGTGAAGTTGTCCGCAGTCATCGGACGACTGGCCGACATCGAGGGCGTGCGCGCGGTCGAGGATGTGCTGGCCGTGGCCGATCTGGCGACGAGCGCTGTGGCGATGCCGGCGCTGTTTGTCATTCCCGCCGGCGAGCAGTCCGGCGACATCCAGGAGGGCAGCAGCGTCACCGTGGTGCAGACCGTCATCAGCTTTGACGTGGCGATTTTGCTGAGTGCGGCCGCCGCGCGCGGGCGCAACCGCGACGAGCTGGAGACCATCAAGGCGGCGGTGATCGAGCGGCTGCTTGGCTGGACGCCCCAGGGCAGTGCGGGTGAAGCCTTTCGCCCGGTGGTGCCGGTGAGCGGGCGGCTGGCCGAAGCCGCCGGCGGGCGCGTGCTCTGGGTCCATCGTTTTCGCACTGTCACCAACCTCAGGAGCCTCTCATGAGCCGCAAATCCTCCACGTCACCGGCCGGCCCGAGCTGGTTTGACCCGGCGCTGCACTTCATCGGCACCTTCGGGATCCACGACCGCGCCACCGGCGCGCTGCTCGATGCCCAGGGCCAGCCCGCCTCACCCGCCACCCACGCTGCGCTGGCCAAAATCCGGCCCATTTCTGTTGCCCCCGCTGCCGCAAATCTCGCCGCCTCTGCGGCGGGCGAACCAAAGGAGTAATCCCCGATGAGCGTGCCCGATATTTCCATCCTGCTGGCCAAGGTTGAAACCACGCCCGGCACCTATGCAGCACCCGTGGTCGGCGCCGACGCAGTGACCGTGTTCAACTATGAGATCACGCCGGTTGAGGGCGAGAATTTCCGCCGCTCGATCGACCTGCCCTTTGCTGGCGCGCGGCCTTCGCAGCGCACCGCCGTGCGCGCCCGCCATGCCTTTTCGGTGGAACTTTCAGGCGGCGGCACAGCCACCGGCGTGCCGGTGTGGGCCAAGCTGCTGCGCGCCAGCCTGTTTGGAGCGCCAGTGGTGGGCGCCGACAGCGTGTCCATTCCACTGATCAACACTGGCGACGGCGACGCGCTGTCGATCTCGGGCTGGAAGGCCAATGCCCGGCACCGCGCCGCGATGGTGCGCGGCAACGCCGTGCTGGAATTTGTTGAAAAGGCACTGCCCAGCCTGCGGCTCGATCTGCTGGGCCTGATCGAGGGCGCCGCCCCGGCTGATGCCAACACCGCCGGCACGCCGACCTACGACGCCTATCCAGCGCCGGTTGAGGTGAACGCCAGCAACACCGCAATCCTGCTCGATGGCTTTGAGCTGGGCTGCCGCAGCTTCACCCTGGACATGGGCATGAAGACCGAGTTTTATTCGACCACCGGCGGCCGGGCGATCATCTTCGGCAAGTCCGAAGACGGCGACCGCCGCTCGCCCGGCGGCACGATCGTGGCCGAGCTGCCCGACCCGAGCGTGAAGGAATATTTCACCGCCCTGCTGGCCAACACGCCGCTGGCTTTCAGCCTGGTGCACGGGCTCACGGCGGGCAACATCATCGAGATCGAGAGCGCCAAGCTGGTGCTGGAAGACATCAGCTACACGGTGGAGGCCAACCGATTGTTCATGAACGCCACCTTCAAGTTTGTGGCAGACGCGGCCAACAACGACTTCACGCTGGTCACGAAGTGATGAGCGGCTTTCAATTCACCAAGAATGCCACTGTGTGGTGGCCGGTGCGCTGGCTGGAGCCGGTGGACGGCGGCGGCACGCGCGAGGTCGAGATCGAGCTTCGGTTCAAGCGGCTGACCAGCGAGGCGGCCGAGGCAGCGCTCAAGCTGCCGAACGCTGCATTTCTGGCCGAAGTGGCCACCGGCTGGCGCGGGATCAGCGACGAGGCCGGCGAGCCGGTGCCGTTCACGCCCGAGTGGCAGGCGCGCTGGCTGGCCATTCCGGCGGTGCCCGCAGCGCTGGGGCGGGACTGGATGGCCTGTGTGCGTGCCGAGCCGGAGACGCGCCTGGGAAACTCCGCCGGTTCGGCCTCTGGTGGGCCGGCGGCGGCCGAACCGACAGCCGCGCCGCCGGCTACGGCGAAGGCTTGAGGCGGGCCTACGCCCAGGCAGGGATGGCGGCGGCCGATATCGAGGCGCTGCTCGCCACCCAGCTGGCCAAACGGCCTGCGGCTGATGTTGTCGAGCTGCAGGAAGATGATGAGGGGCGGGCGGCGAGCCTGTTTTTGGGAATGCAGACGCAGTGGCATTTTGCCAGCGCCGGGCTGATCGGCGGCAGTGGCGGCGGAGCGATCCGCGCCGGCCTGCGCTACGAGGCGCTGCCGGTCGTGGCGGGCGCGCACGGCGTGCAGATGGACAGCCGGGTGCTGGCCGATCTGGCCGAGATTGAAAGTGCGGTGCTGCGCGCCGATGCGGATGCTCGCAGCGGGGGGGCCCGCAAATGACCGCTGAATACAGGCTTCAGGGCAAGGTTTCGGTTGATGGCGGTGCGGCGTCCGCCCAGCTGAAATCGCTGGCCACCGATGTTGTCAACGCCAAGAACAAGGTGAAAGAGACCGGGGCGGCGGCGCGGGAGGCCGCGGCGGGGCT